AACATATGATGGCACTAAACGAACAATACAAATTAAGATGGCAAAAAGATAAAGACCACGTATCAATAACAAAATTAGGTCAACTATTATCAGTGCCACCTAAAAATGCACCGATTAATATAATGGGCACAGACGCTACACCAGCAATGCCTGAACATTGTAAAATACCAGGTGATAGTGTTGGGTCATATAGAAAATATTATATACTAGAAAAAAGAAGATTTGCTAAATGGGAAAAACCTAATGCAGTTATGCCTGATTGGTATAAAGATGGTATTTTATCAATGGGTAAAACAGATCCTACACAAATAAAGAGAGAAGAAAACATATAAATAAAGTTATGCACGAAACAATATCAAAATTTGTAAATGCAAATATTCATTGGCTAAATTTCGTACAGGCCTCTCATTGGCAAACTACAAGTTATGCTGAACATGAGGCACTAGGCGAACACTATACAAAATTTAATGAACTAAACGATAGGTTTGTAGAAACTTATCAAGGTGATAATGCTAGAATATCTTTTAATAGCGAAATGGTTCCCAATGTGGCGAACTATATTAATCCTGAAACTGACGAATTTGCAAGACGGATCACAAAAACAAAAGATCGTATCGTAGAACTATCCAGAGAATTGGATTCAATTGATCTTTTGAGCATACTAGAGGATATGCTAGAAGCTATTAATCAATTAAAGTATCATTTAACTTTAAAATAAATGCCATCATATACATTTGAGAATAAAAAAACTGGTAAAGTTTGGACAGATATTATGACCATTGCTGAAATGGAAAAGTATCTAAAGAAAAATAAAAGTGTTAGACAAATTATTACAAGTGTTAATATTGTTGCAGGTGTAAGTGGTATGTCATATAGAAGTGATAAAGGGTGGAACGAAACATTAAGTAAGATTGCAGAAAAACACCCACAAAGTAAACTAGCAAATGATATGGGAACTAAAAGTACGAAACAAATTAAAACAGAACAAGTGATGGCAAAACATAGAAAGAAATGGGCAAGTAAAAGAAATGCAAAATCTAAATAATAAAGTACAGAGCGAGCAACTGAAACACAACGGTCGTATACCAGAGTCTAATAGGTCAATCCGCTCATTGTATAATCAAAAGGGCAGGAATGTCCTTAATAAGATAGTCCTGCCCGCTGTACTAGGACTATTTTTAACTGGGTGTTCAGAGTTTGCTTTACTATCATCTGGTGCAGGCCTTGCCGTTAATAACAATGCTGTTGTAAAAGCATATAACGGACTTGATTTAGCAACAACAATTACGACAAACAAGTCTATTAAAACACACGCTTATGATAACGTAAAGAAATCAATTGAAACAGCAAAAGAAATAAAAAAAATCACACAACAACAATTAGAATTACAAAACGAACTTAAACATTTAAAAATGAAAAAGGAGGTAGAAAACTATGAGCAATGATATACCTGATTTTATGAGAGAATTTGATACAAGTGTTGACTTTGGTTTTACTCCTGTGTCAAGTAAACCCTCTGAAAGCAAATCAACACCAGCTGTTGATACAAAAGCTTTAGAAGGAACAAACATTGAATTAGCAAAAGTTAAATCGGATGTTTCATCAATTAAATCTATGATGAACGAAGTTATGCAGATTGTGTCCGAAAAAGAAACCGTGAACAAAGAAATACAAGACGCAGATGTAAATAAACGATTTAAAGAAATTGAGAAAGTTGTATTGCCGTTTTTATATAACTTATCAAAGTCAAACGAGCCGTATATTCATTGGCCTAATAGGGGTCCTATTATCAAGGCACAAATGGATAAACTGCTAAAACTTACAAGGGGATAATATGTTAGAGATCAAAACACACCATAAAGAATTAAAACGAGAAGTGAATAGTGTAGAGACAAAAAGAAGTATTGACAGATCAACTAAATCATGGTACGATTTAAGAACCTTGAAGAAAATTAAACTAAAAGCAAAGGATAAACTATATGCGATTAAGCAAAAACTTCACTCTTAAAGAGCTAATTAAGAGCGACACGGCTGTTCGTAAAGGTATTAATAATAACCCTAACGAAGATCATATAGAGTCTTTAGAGCGCCTATGTACTAATATTTTACAACCAGTACGGGATCACTTTGGTAAAGTGGTTTCTGTATCATCAGGCTTTAGGTCTGGTGAGTTGTGTATTGCCATAGGTTCATCTTTAAACTCACAGCACGCAGATGGCCAGGCCGCCGATTTCGAAATATTCGGTGTGTCTAATAGAGAGGTTGCCGACTGGATAGTTGACAATCTAAACTTTGACCAATGTATATTGGAGTATCACAAACCAGAAGAACCTAATTCAGGCTGGGTTCATTGTTCCTACAAGAATGATGAAGAAAATAGACGAGAATATTTAAGAGCGTTTAGAGACGCAAATGGTAGAACCGTCTATCAAAAAGAATACTCTAAAACAACAGGTCCAAGTAAAGACGACATCAATAATTCATTGATGGAAGGATAAGGCTTGACAATATAACAAAATTGTTATATAATAATAGTATGAAAGATTATGAAGGATAATTATGGCATTTAATCATGTAAAACTTGACGAGAGTCATCTTCCTAAATCATTAGGAGTAAAAGGCAAAAATTTAGAGGGCATAAGATATTACACCATTGATGGTGTTAATATGCCCTCTGTGACATCAATTCTAGGTTCTATACCAGAACGAAAAGCAAAAATAGAAGCATGGCGAAATGCAGTGGGCGAAAAAATGGCAAACTATATTTCTGTATCTGCTACTAACAGAGGTAAATCTACCCACAAACTTATTGAAAATCATTTAAATAATGAAGACGACAAGAATGTAGGTGTGACAGCTGTGACAGCATTAGGTCTGTTTAGAATTATAAAACCCTATCTTGCAAGAGTAGATAATATTCATTGTTTAGAAGAGTACCTATATTCAAAAGAATTAGGAGTTGCAGGTCAAGTAGATTGTATCGCAGAATACAAAGGTAAGTTATCTGTGGTTGATTTTAAGACTTCAACTAAAAGACGAGACGCAGATTATAATTATGGTAACTTCTTACAATGTTCAGCATATGCTAAAATGTTTGAAGAAATGTATCCAGAAAAGAAAATAGAACAAACGGTTATATTGGCCGCTTGTGAAGATGGATTTGTACAAGAGTGGGTGCATGGTCCTGAGAAAATTAAAGAACACCAAGACCTATTCTATAAACACACAGCAGATTTTCTTATTAGAAACAAAGAAAAGTTAACACAAATAACTAAATAGTTATGAATGATAAAACTAATTCTACTATTTACCCTACTTCTAACAAGTTATGTATTTGCAGATCATAATAGCAAATACAACCTTAATCTATACGATTTTTACTTCTTGGATTTACCAGGCGTGTGTGGCACTCCTGCTGAAGTAGAAAGATATACAACGGCGCATGAGTTTGAACCAACAGAGGTTTCTTTGGGTCGAACTGATTCATCACCAGATGGTGATCCAGTGTATATGGTAACTATGTGGCTCAACGACAAAGGTGAAAGATTAGCAACAATAGATATACCTAACGGTAACGAAAGATGTATGATATTTCATTCCTTTAACACGACAAAAATAGAAAACGGAGAACTGACAAAGTGAAAACAATAATGACTATATTATTTGCAGGCGTATTGCTAAGTGCTTGTTCTATAAAAGAACCAAGATTATCATTTGGTAAAAAATGTGCAGTAAAAGAAGACAAGGTAGTTTATTCATATATTTGGTTATATGATAAAGAACCAGGTCTACCAGCAAATAAAAAGAATTGCGATCAAATCGCTGATTAATTATATGGGAGGGTTGATCTCTCCCTTATAATATGTTATAATAAATTATGTTTAAACTAATTGAATTACCTAACTTAAAAGTTTTAAGAGTTAAACTTCCTGAAGATTTATATTCTAAAATTTTAAATGAGTGTTTACATTGTAAAGAAAAAAATGTAAAAATTCAATCTGGTTTAAGTGGTCAAGGTACACCAGTACATTATCATCTACAACACACAAAAGAAGAATTTTTTAAGTTTTTAAACCCAATGGTTGACGAGTGGTTTAAAGCACATCCTGATTATGCTAGAACTCATTACTCTATTCAGAGCAATGATTTTCCTTATCGAAATGGTGACCCATGGATAAACGTGCAAGAAAAAGGTGAATATTTACCACTTCATAAACATGATGGTATATTAAGTTATAGTATATGGATTAAAATACCAGATAATGATCAAAAAGAACGATATACATCCTTTCAATTTTCTTATAATAGTACCGTAGGCATAACTTACATACATGATTTTCTATTAAAAAAAGAAGATGAAGGTACAATGTTATTATTTCCGTCAATGCTACATCACAGCGTAGCACCTTTTTATAATGACGAAACAAGAATATCTGTGTCAGGAAATATACATTAATGTTATTGAATAGTAAAAAGTTTGGGTTAATTATTGAAAAGATAGTTAAAGAAAAAAGAATTACGTATATGGATGCTGTTCTTAATTATTGTGAAGATAATAATTTAGATTCAGGTTCAATAAAAACAATAATAAATAAATCACTAAAAGAAAAAATACAAATAGAGGCAGAGAAGTTGAATCTAATTGAAAAAACAAATTCAGCTAAACTACCATTATGAATAGTTATGAAGCATACAAACTTTATCTTGCAGTTAAATTACATTTTTCAACTGATAATTACGACTTCTTTAAACACAACGCAAAAGTTAATTCATCATTTAATACTTTTCTCAAAAGAAACGATAGGTTCTTTTTTCACAAACTGGTTACTAAATATAAACCTGACGAATTACTTGATTACTTTGTTGCTAACTTTGCAACTAATTCTAAAACATGGATAGGAGATTTAGTTAGAGCAGATGGTGAAACTAATTACAATAAATGGCGAAAGTATAATGAGTCGTTTACATACAATTTTCGAAGCGATATTGTACGTATTAGTAATGACGCTAGTGACGCTTCTGTTCGGTTTGATGATGTTCTTCGGGTACATAGTGGGCAACATCCTAGATTGCTACGACTATTTCTTTCGAAACAAATCTCAATCCAAACAATCATCATCATGGATAAAATACTTACGTTTGTTAAGAATTGGGATAAAGAAATTGCCGAAAGTGTTATCTGGCCTGAAATCTCACATAAGATTGCCAGATTAAGTCCTTTTATAAAGTTTAACAGGACTAAATGTAAATTTATTATGAAAGAAATATTTTTAAGTGAGAAAACTAATTAACAATAAAAAGGTTCCTGAATTAAAGAAACCAGTTAACTTAACAATACTAACAAAGTGTCCTTTGAAATGGCAGATAAAAGACTTAGAAACAGGTCAAGTATATCAAGCAACAGGATCATTAGAGTTATATAAACAATGGAAACCAATTAAATGATGAATGACGAAGATATAAAAGAGTATCATAACATCGGTGTTAATAAAGCTTTCTGTATAGGTAATGCTGAAAGTAGAGTAGGTTTTGATTTAGAAAAGTTAAGACCACATGGTACGATATATGGTTGCAATGCTATATACAGAGATTTTATGCCTGATGTTTTAACTGCTGTTGATAATGGTATCATACATGAAATATATCATAGTGGTGTTGCGTCAAAGATACCTTGTTATTTTAGAAACTGGACTAAACTACCTAAGATGACATACGATGGTGTTGTAAGAGGTATGATAAGTGAAGAAGAATTTAAAGAGTTATCTGAATACGATATTATAAAAGAAAACAAAGACAAGAAAGAACAGGCTGAAGAATTTGTTATACATGGTACTAACATGAAAGGTATGGTTAGTATTTTAAGAAACGCTCAAAAGACACATAGTGGCAAACCAAAAGATATAATACAGAAACAAATAAACTCTTCACACATTTACGTATCATGGATTACACCAGACGATAAGTCAAATGATATTAGAGATGTGTGGAAAGAATACAAAGACCATGGTTGGGCTTGTGGCGCAAGTGCTGGTTTTGTAGCAGTTAAGAGAGAACAACCAAAAGAGATTTATATGATAGGGCACGATTTAGTAAGTAATACTAGATTGGTAAATAATATATATGCAGGCACTAAACATTATGTAGCAAAAGAGAACACTGCTACACCACATGATAATTGGGTTAACCAGTGGTATACACTAATGGACTGGAACCCTAATATCAAGTTTTACAAAGTTAATAAGGCATTAGATGATAGACCTACTAATAGCCCTATTGATGTGTGGGACCCATGGCACAAAAGAGGTCAATTAGAATATATCACATATGAGCAGATGATGAACAAGCTAAATGGGGGCTTGACAAGAATGACAATAAGTGATATAATGTAGTTATGTTTGATCAATTAATATATAAAGTATTAGATAAAATTGTCAATACCTGTGAGCGCTTGAAGAAGTGCATTAAAGATAACCCTTTACCTAAGGCGTGTTATGATGAAGACGCTAGAAGTGAAGAGGTAAAAAAATGGGCAAAGAACAAAAAACAATTATAAATAATACTAATACAATTAATACAAATAATACGTACATTAATATATACAAGGAGAAAATACAATGTCAAACGCATTAGAAGAACTAAAAAAGTCAAAGTCAAATTTTGACGCTCTAACAAAACAATTAGAGAAATCACAAGACAAACCAAAAACAGAAAACAAATACCAAGACGACAGATTCTGGAAACCAGAACTTGATAAATCAGGTAACGGTTTTGCTGTGTTAAGATTTTTACCTGCTGTAGAGGGTGAAGATATGCCATGGCAAAGAGTTTGGAATCACGCATTTCAAGGACCAGGTGGTCAATGGTATATTGAAAATAGTTTAACAACATTAAACAAAAAAGATCCAGTTAGTGAAGAGAACACTAGACTATGGAATACAGGCATAGAAGCCGATAAAGAAATCGCTAGAAAAAGAAAAAGAAAGTTATCTTACTATTCAAATATTCTAGTTGTTTCTGATCCTAAACATCCTGAAAATGAGGGTAAAGTATTTTTATTCAAATTCGGTAAAAAGATATTTGATAAGATTACAGAAGCAATGAACCCAGCATTTGAAGATGAGAAGGCAGTTAACCCATTTGATTTTTGGGAAGGTGCAAACTTCAAACTAAAAATCAGAAAAGTTGACGGCTACTGGAATTATGATAAATCTGAATTTGAGCAAGTTAGTAAATTAAAACCTACTGACGAAGAGATTGACGCAGTGTGGAAGTCTCAATATGCTCTAAAGGCCTTCATTGATCCAAGTAATTTTAAATCCTATGATGAACTCAAAGAGAAACTGAATAGGGTTCTTACTGGAACAAGAAGCACGGAATCGGTTGCAGATATAGACCTCCCACCCGCTAGTAATAGCGTACCTAAATCTGTTGGTTCTGTGGAGAAAGCCTCGTCTACCGATAGTGATGACGAATCATTATCGTACTTTAGTAAACTAGCTGAAGACGAGTAATCTATCTCTCAAAACTTTCTCAAAGGGTGGCGGTGACGCCACCCCACCACAATGAAGATTAAAAAGTTTCCTAACATAGATAGAAGAGCATACAAAGGTTTATATAAACCTATGAACCCTCAAAAGTATAAGGGCAATGTAAAGAACATTGTTTACAGATCAAGTTGGGAAAAAAGGTTTATGATTTATTGTGACAAGACAAGACAGATAGTAGAATGGGGAAGTGAAGAATTATCAATTGCATATAGAGGTGTAGATAATAAACCTCATAGATATTATCCTGACTTCTTTATGAAGGTCAGACAACCTAATGGCACACATAAAAAGTTTCTAATAGAAATCAAACCTAAATATCAGACACGAAAACCACAACCTGGTAAAATCAAATCAGCATATTTTAAGAGAGCATTAATGACTTATGAAACAAACAGACGTAAGTGGAATACAGCGTTTGCTTGGTGTAAAAAGCGTAATATGTCTTTCAAAATACTCACCGAAGAACACTTAAAAGCATTTTAAATAGCACATAAATAGTAGTATGGCAAGTGTTTTTGACACAATTAAACTTAATAAAGGCAATACAGATAGGTCTAATTCTTGGTATAGAAGTCAAGTACAAAGAATAGCAGGCAATGCTACTGCCACAAAACTTATGAGAGATGGTAAGTTGAATGGTAGACCTAGTGTAGGGCGACTTAACTTATTTGGGTATGATCCTAAACTTAAAAAGACATTACCTTACTATGACATTTTCCCATTAGTATTACCACTAGAACCTACAAAGGGTGGTTTTATGGGTATGAACTTTCATTATCTACCACCTTTATTAAGATTTAGATTGTTAGAGCGTATGCAAGCGACAGCAACAGATAAAAGATTTGACAAGAATACAAAGTTTGATGTATCCTATGATGATGTAAAAAGAATTAGAATTGTAAAACCTACAATTAAAAAATATTTGTATAGTCATTTAAAAACAGGTTTTTTAAGAATAAATGCAGATGAGGCAGCTATTGCCATACATCTACCAGTGCAGAGATTTCAAAAGGCAAGTGACGCTAGAGTTTATGCAGATAGTAGGAAGTTTATATAATGAACGATAAATATACGATAGAAGAAATAATAGAGGCAATGAAAAAGATATGTCCTGAAGCATGGGACAATGATGAGGATTACTCTTAATGGCAATAATTAGACAACGACTACCTATACCAGGACCATTTGATATAAGAATAGGTCTACCTAGAGATAAAGGTTTTGATCCTGCTAAGGCAAGAAAAAGATTAGAAAATAGAAAACCTAATGTTAACACAACCGTTAACAGATTTAGGTCTATGGTTGCAGGTGCAGAGGGATTTTATAGACCTGCTAAGTTTTTAGTTGTATTAGAATTTCCTAGAACATTTACAAACGAAACTCTACAAGGTATGGAGTTTTTAGAATATGAGACAGATTTTCAATTCTTAAATCAAACTAAAAATAATTTAAGAGAAAGATTGTTTTTCTTTTGTGACGCTGCTAAGTTACCAGAGAGAACAATAACAGACACATCTGCTACAGGATTTTACGGGCCAGAACGAAACATGGCAAGAGGTTTAGAATTTAGTACAATGGATTTAACATTTATGTTAGATTCAGAATTATCAGAAAGAGTTGTATTTGAATCATGGCAAAACTTAATTGTAAATAATAGAACATACAATTTAAATTTCTATGATGAATACACAGGCAGAGTATTAATATATCCATTACACGAAAACAGAAACGAAACATCAAATAGTAAAGTTGATGGTGTAAGTAATTATGGTTCACTTGCTAACCTAACATTAAGTGGATATTATTGTGAATTAATAGAGGCATATCCTAAAACTATTGCACCTATTGATTTAAACTATGCAACAAAAGATCAAATAGCAAGACAGACAATAACCTTTAATTACAGATATTGGAGATCAAACGCAAATTTAAGAACAAATGAAGATACACAATTTGAAGGTGATATTGATGGTGTAGGTGAGATAAAGGATGCAAGATTTAAAGGACCGTTCGGTGGTATAATTAGTAAACTACCACCAGAGATTAGAAGAGCGGGACGTGATGTATTGAATCAGATTAAAACGAGATTCCCAATTGGGAGAGTGTTTGGTGGCAGAGTATTCCCACCATTCTTTTAAATAATAAGGAGTGAAACATAATGGCGTTACCAATAAATGAGGTGCCGAGATATTCGACAAAACTTCCTTCTAACGACCTATTAGTAAATTACAGACCTTTTTTAGTAAAAGAGGAAAAAGTTATGCTAATGGCATTAGAGAGTGATAATGATGAAGAGATTAGACAAGCAGTTATAGATACGGTTCAATCATGTACCTATGGCGATGTTGATGTCTCTAAACTACCTATCTTTGATTTTGAACATTTATATTTAAAGATCAGAGGTAAGTCAGTAGGTGAGGTAATTAAATTAAAGTTAAAATGTCCTGATGATGACAAACAAGTGGTTGATTATGAACTTAATTTAGAAGATGTTAAGATTGACACAACAAAGAAACCTAATAACAAAATAGAGTTTGAAAAAGGTTACGGTGTCATACTTGATTATCCTACAATTAAATCATATACAGGTACAAAGTCAGAAACAGAGAATAACTTTAGTTTGTTAAAAGACTCTATCAAAACTATCTACAAAGGCGATGATGTTTATGATAGAAATAACATTACCGAAGAAGAGTTAGACGAATATGTTAATAGTTTGACGCAGAAACAATATCAAAAATTGATAGAGTTTTTTACTACTATGCCTAAAATAAGACATAGAATAGAGTACGAAAACCCTAAATCAGGTAAGAAATTTGCGTTAACTTTCAACGGTGCTTCTGATTTTTTTTAATTACCCTTTCACATGAAAACCTAGAAAATTTTTATCGTGTGAACTTTTTGTTAATGCAACATCATAAATATTCATTAACAGAATTAGAGAATATGTTACCATGGGAAAGGGAAATATATATTGATATGTTAATTCAGCATATCAAAGAAGAGAATCAAAAACTAAAAGAGAGACAAAGAAAATGAACTTACAAATAAAAGAAAAAGTCACTGGATCAATTAAGTGGGTATGGTGGTTTTTAAAAGAAGAATTACCACAATTTTTATCTAACTGGCGAACCGTGCCTAGACTTATGATGGTTGCATATGCGTATGCCTTCATTGAAGTGATACAATGGTTTATGGCACTAGAAGCGCCAAACAATGCACAAGCAGGTCTAGTATCAGTAGTAGTTGGTGCTGGGGCAGCCTGGTTTGGTTTATATGTTAACGGTAAAAAAACAAACATACAAAAATAATAAATGGCAAACTTTAGCGAACTATTAAAAGATCAAAAAGAAAAGCAAGATAAAGAGACGGTTGCGATTTCAGAGGCAGCTCAATCTTATTCTTTACAAATACAAAAAGAAAAAGGTTTTGGTCAATCATTTATCAAAGGTGATAAAGACAATGACCCAATATCAAATGCTGCTGTATCTGTTATACAAAACTTTCAAGGCGAACTAGATACAATTGCTGATAATGATTTCACGTATTTAAAAGATTTAATTGCTAAGTACAATACATTTTTTGAAGAGTTGCCTAAAAGTATTGACAAAGAAAGATTTACTGCTAAAGAAGGTCGATACTTCGCAGAGGTTATACGACCTACCATAGAACAACTAAATGAGATTGCAGGTCCTATTCTACGAACTAAACTTGCATTTAGAGATTTAGTTAAACAATTCAAACCTTTAAAACTTGCTGCTAGAACACTAGGTGGTATACCTATTCTTGGTACAGCTATAACTAGAAAAGTAGAAAGAATAGAAGCAGGTGAACAAGAGTTAAGAAGAGCAGAGAGAAGAAAAGGGCAAGAAGAAACAAGACAAGCAAGACAAAGTATAGAAGATGATTTGTCAGGTTTCGGTGCAGATCAACCATCAGCTGCATTAGAAGAGCAGATAGAAGAAAATCAATCAACAAGACGAGATATATTTGCTGATCAACCTAGAGCTGCTTCTGTACAAAAGTCTGCTGCTAAAGAAGAAAATTTAGAAGAACAAAAAGCAGTACAAGAAGACAGATATAATGAACAAAAAAATCTGTTTGAAATGATTGCTGAAAACACATACGAGTCAAAAGAAATACTAGAACAATTACTACAAGCAGAAGAAGGTATAATGGATGACCTTGCTGAAGGTGTTGGTGGGGCAGCCGCAGTAGGCGGAGGCGCAGCCGCAGGCGTAGGAGGCACTAAATTAGCAAGTAAGTTTTTTGGTAAAAAAGGTGCTGATACAGCAGCTAAAACAGCAACTAAAAAAACAACATCTAAAGTATTAGGTAAAACATTACTAAAATCTGCTATTAAGAAAATACCTATAATCGGTGCGATTGCAGGTATAGGTTTTGGTATAGGTCGTTTAATGTCAGGCGATATATCAGGTGCAGCTATGGAAGTTGCCTCTGGTGCTGCTAGTACAATACCAGGTGCAGGTACAGCCGCAAGTGTGGGTATAGACGCTGCTCTGGCTGCAAAAGATATTAAGAACGCAGAAAAAGACATAGAGGGTGTAGTACAAACTACTGAAGATGTTAAAACAGATAATATGAAAGATTTTGTTAATATCGACTCAAAAAGAACCGTTGTTAGAACTACATTAGAAACAGACAATTTAGAAAATATATTGCAGAAATTATTACCTGAAAATGGTAGTCAAAATAACACGGTTGTTGCGCCTAATAATACAATACAAAACGCTAATACGACAAATGTATTAGGTAAAATGACTACAAAAAATATTGACAACACCGTTGTTCAATTGAAAAACGTCTATTAACATAGATAAATAGTAGTATGGCAAGAGTAGCAGGAAATAGCGAAGGCGATTTTAAAGTAAATCAAAGTGATATAAACACTGGTGGTGCAAGAGGTAATAAGAACACGCCACTAGGTAAAAATTTACATAGCAGTGTTTTAAAATATCCATTAGATTTATTAGACGCAAGTGGGCATTACATGATATTCAATGTATATGCTAGAACTAATAACGAAAAAGAATTACCAGCAACAGATTTAAACGTATCAAACAGAGCATTAGGCGCTTACAATAACTCATTTACAAGTGAGAGATTTTTTGACGCAACAACTAACTTTTCACCTGCTGACGGTGAAACAGGAACAAGTGTTAAATTAATTAAAGACA